AAATTAAAGGAGGCAATATAATATGTGTAACTGGGGAAATAACAGTTGGTGGTGGTCATTAGGGTTATACATTATAGCAGCCCTCTTAATATTTAGGTTTGCGCGGTGCGGCTTTGGTCGGAGCGTAGCCCTCCACATCATCAAGCCTGTGCCCGCGGTTATAATCCGCCCGAGCCTGCCTCTGTGCTTTGCGGATTTTAGCGCACTCCGCACTGCACGTTATCGTGTTTTTGGGTGTGGTAATCTCCTTACCGCATATCACGCAATAGCGCTTAGGCTTGACGTGCGGCATATCATAGGTTTTGTTATAATCCCGGCGGCGTCGGCGTATGTTGTCTCGCACAGTTGTCTCGGCGCAGGCCTTACAGTATTTTTGCGCTCCGCTCTCAACGTTATACTCTGCCCCGCACTTAGCGCAATGATCTATGCTCCCAAGCGGCCGCGCTGCGCCCATGCGCTTATATTGCCGCTGTTGCTCTCGTTGGGCAATAATGCGGCAGTTATTGCAATATTTAGCCCGGAGGCCGCCGACAAATTCCTGCCCGCATATGGCGCATGTGCGCCTACAGGCACGGGTCTGCTCTGTCCTGATCTTTTTGAGGCAGGCATCGCAAAACCTCCGCTCGCCACTACCATCAAAAGCGGCACCGCACCTCTCACAACGGCACTGCATATTATGCTCCTCCCGCAAGGCTGCCGTCGTGCCTTACGCGGTACTCTATCAGCGCGGTGACATATTCGGGGCATTTGCGGGCGCCGCTTTCCCAGTTTTCAATGGTCCTCTTCGGTATGTTCAGGGCTGCCGCAAAGGCGGCTTGCGACAGTCCTGTCAGGTCTCTGATCTCTCTGATAGTCATTTGTATTCCCTTACCGTCTCCCACCCGGTGATGGAGTCAGTTGTATCAAGCTCCGATATCGGCAGGCGCTTAATTACGGCTATGCCCTGATTGGCGATGCACTCATATATATAGCGGTACTTTTTGGTGTCTACGGTCATTTCCTTCTTGACGCGGTTTTCAAATTTCTTTGTCATTGTCTTGCCCTCCTCTTTTTTATGGCTTTATTATACCACTCATTGGGTGGTAATGCAACAGCAAAACGCCATAAACTAAAAAAATAAGGCAAATAAAAAAGCCCCCGCCGAAGCAGGGGCGATTGAAAGGGATTCCCGAACGTGGGATGATATTATGCTGTTTTGTCGGTAGGTTCGGTGTCTTCTGTTGCGTTGCCTTTGTTGTGGAGCTTCTGCAGGGCGCCTCTGAGCGCCTCGGGCAGCGGCAGGCCAAGCGTGCCGGCGTTCTCCAGTATGGACAGGCCCTCGTTGGCTATGTAGAACATGCACACTGCGCTGCGCACCGCCCCATTGGTGGCGGGCACAAGTCTGTCAATTAGGGCTGCCAGTGCCACCAAAATTAGTATAAAGATTTTCTTCAGCAATCCCTTGAATCCTACTGCGCTGCTGAGGGTCCCGGTCACTGCTGCGTCGGCTACGCCGGTGACGTAGTCCAACACCATCACCGCCACCAGTACCATTATCAGGGGATCCCAGGCGCCGAAGAGCCACGCAAGTGCGCCGCCTACAGCGGCGGCAATAGTTTTGATCCATTCAGATATGTTCATTTTGTTTTTTCCTCCTTATCTTTTGGCTGTGCCTACGTATATTTTGCCGTCAACGGACACGGATACCTGCAACACGTTCGGCAGTTCTGTCGGCGCTATGCTGTGTGCCTGGCAAAACGCTCGTATGGCCGCAATGGTGTTTTTGCCCGCTATGCCGTCCGCGTCCCCCGCGTCATAGCCCAGAGCGTTAAGGGCGGTCTGCAATGCCTTGATATCGTCGCCCCTCATCATGGGGGTAGTCAGTTCGATTTTCTTTGCCACTTTTTCCTCCGTTTCTTCTGGATCGTCCGCTTGCAGCAGAGGTAGGCGCCCCCAGTGTGTCCAGTCGCCTTGAGATAGCAGGCGTTTGCATACGCCGTCGTCCCGGCCTTTGGCCTCTATGGTGTAGCCATCGCCGACGTATACGCCGACATGTACCATGGCCTTCTGGCCGTTCTTCATGCCCTCGATAAATAGCAAATCGCCGGGACGCATCTCTGCCATGCCAAAATAGCCCCGGTTATCCCGGCACATGCCGTATAGGCCGTGGGCCGAGGTGTCGCCCTTGATCCAATGCATGGTGTCGCTGATATAATGGACGATCAGACCGGAGCAATCAAAAGCATATAGGGGGCGTTTGGCGGCGCCCCGGAAGAACTTAACGGCCCTGTCGTAATTGCGGGTGCTGGTCTCCCTGCGTCTGATCCATGTCTCGGGGGTGCCCATGGTGTCCACGCGCTGCCCCTGCGCTCCCCATACATACATATCGCCTACGTGGGATTCCAGGTAGGCGATAAAACCGTCTATTCTGTTCATCTGCGTTTACCTGCCACCGCAAGGCCGAACCCTATCAGGGCTATGGATACCGCATATGCGAGGACGGAGGCGCCGCCGGTCTTGGGTATCACCACGGGATTTTTTGCAATGGGCTGTTCTGCGGGCTGTGCGGCGTTGAAATAGTAGGTCTTGCTTACAGTCCTGTCCTGCTGGAGTGCATTGTAAAGTTCTTCGGCTGTCTCAGCATTATTATAAGCCATGTCTTTGATAGTGACGCGGAGGGCGGCGGGCTGGTCTATAACTATGCCAGTAATATTGTAGGTGCCGTCCGCAAGAGTTAGGTTGTTTTCGTCCAGCTTTACGCCGTCCAGCTCCACAATAAGTTCCATGTCGGTCAGGTCGTAAAACCGGGGTATGCCTATGTCCACTTTGAGCAAAAATAGCTCATTATTGACGTAGGTTTTGGATACCGCCTTGCCGGTCTGGTAGTCCAGCGCGGTTATATCCAGAGTTACGGGGTCTGCGGCGTAAGCTACGGTGCAGAGGCACAGCATGAGCATAACCGCGAGGATACAAGTGAGTTTCTTCATGGTAGTTTTCCTTTCTTTAAAGTTCTATTTCTTCGATCGCCGCGCGAACCTTCAGGCAATGGAGGTAATTCCCCATATGCCGTTTCTGCTCGGTGAGCAGCTCAAGGGGACAGCTTGGCGTGAAGTTCAGCTTCTTTGCCTCATAGAGACAACACATTTTGTCGAGCTTGTCATAGCGGATTTTTGTCTGATAATACTCAGCTCTAAAGCGCTCCTTATAGTCGGTGCTGTTCATAAGTTCGATGGTGTCTTTAAGTTCCATAATGTTTTCCTTTCTTTGTTTTTTGATTATGAAAAAAGAGCCGTGCGGCTCCTTATTCCGTGTATTCGCTCCACTTGGTACTTCCCGCCTTGGGCTTGTAGACGGTGGACTTGATGTGCTGCTCGGTGCATTGCCATGTTTTGCCGTTGTAGGTAACTATGGTGTCTACCTCAATCACCGTGCCGTCCTCGATGTCGCTCCACGCGGGATAGGTCACGGTCTGCACCGCCCAATATGTGCCGAGGTTTGCGGCAGGGGGCTTGTTGCGGCTGTATTTGAGGGCGACATAGCCCTCAACCGTATCCCCGGCTATATAGCGGGTCTCAGCGTCCCACGGTGCGCCCTGGGAAGGCGGGCTTATGAGGCTTTGCCTGGCAGCCGCAATGAGACCGTCCAATTCGCTGTGTGCCTCCGCAATGAGCGCCGCCCCGGAGAATTCCTCTACCGTTACAGCCTCCAGCCCGGGCAAGCCGCCCCGCCCATTCAAGGCGTATATGTTGCCTCCGTTTACGACAATGCCCTGAGCTTCATGCTCAGGGCAGGTGATGTACACTCCGTTTTCTTGCAGCCGTACATAAACGGCGCCGTCCTCGGTGCTGAGAATAGCGCCTCCCTTTTTTATGCGGTACATTTCATTCCTCCCTTTGTATGAATAGTTCTGAATACAGCGCATCCATGCTTTTAAGCGTCCTGTATGCGTCAAAGCGTTTTGCGTAGCCGCGCCACGACTGATACGATGTTGCTACGTCCTCCATCGCCATCTTGCCCCTGTCTACCCATTCCCGGAATTTTTTAAGTTTGCGGCGCATCCTTGCGACGGAGCCGGAATCTATTTTTCGCACCACTTTCCCACTGTCCGTCAGGAAAAAACGGGTCTTAAGAAAGGTGAAGCCCCGGCTGAGCTTCACTATGCGCGTTTTTGTCGGGTGCAGCGCTATGCCGAGGGCGGCGCACCGCTCATGTATGTCCTCCATGCAGCGGCGCAGATACTCTTTGCTCTCATGGAGAAGGTATCCGTCATCCATATAGCGGGCATAATGCCTTATGTGCAATTTCTCTTTTATGTGGTGGTCTAATGAATTGGGCAGCGCCAGCGCGCTTATCTGGGAAACCTGGCTGCCAAGGCCCAGCCCCTCCGGCCCGAATCGGTCAACGAAATATTCCGCCTGCGCTATCAGCCGCTCATCGCGTATGCACCGGCGGTATTCGTCAAATATGGGCTTATGCCGCGCCGTGTCAAAATACTTTGAAAAATCAAACAGCAGGGCATATCCTTCCGTGCCGTGCCTTCGGTAATGCTCGTGCAGGTGTCGCTCCAGCCTGTCCAGGGCGAAGTCTATGCCCTTGCCCTTCAGGCTCGCCCCGTTGTCATGTATGAAGGAGGAACTGAGCAGCGGCGTAAGGCAGTTGTCGCAAAGGCATCGCTGCACTACCCTTTCGGATATATGCACGCTTTTTATATGCCTGGGCTTGCCGCGTTCCATCAGGTCGAACTCCGTAAAGCCGCGGCTTTTATACCTTCCGCTCAACAGCTCCACGCGGGTCTTGTACACGTTGGCCAGCGCGTTTGCCTTATACGTCTGTACGCTGGATTTCCACAGCACACCCTTGCGGGTCTGCTTATACGCATCATACATGTTGTCATAGCTGAACACGGCTTCAAAGCAGCCGCAGTTTTCGTTGCGCTCCTGTTTTTTTGCTTCGCGCTCCGCCTTCCTGCGTTGGTATCGTGCCTCCCGGCGTTCCTCGCTGGTCATTTATCCTCCAAGGTGAAAACCCCCGTACAGTCTGGTATGGAGTGCGTTCTCGACTGCAAAGGACAGGCCCATGAAAGCGGCTATCGCACATTCGCCGCCCATGCAAGCAGCGTCCGGGCCGCCGCATCGGGGGTTATATTTACCCGCAATATATGCGGGACGGTCCTGTTCCCCTTCTGTATTGCACTGATTTCGCCCAGCGGTTACTTTGTCTGGCCACACAGAATCAGGGGGGCACCCCATACGCATTGTTTGCATTATTGTTGGTAACGGAGCCCGCCGCCGCCACCGCCACGAAGTTATTATTGTTATTCGTATTAGGGGAGGCAAGCCACCACACCGCAGCAGCACCGCGAGGACGGGGAGCACGATTTACGGAACAGAACCAAACTTTATTTTTACTTCAAGTCGGCGTATCGCTTTTTATCCGCCTGCCGCACACCGGAGAGCAGCGACGCCTCGTTGACAGCCATCTCCACCCAGGCTTCAATCACGTTGGCCTCTATGGAAAACAGGCTCCGCGCTATGTCTATCTTGGATAGCAGGTTTTGCACGTCGTTGTTCGCCTCTATGAGATGATCCCGGCGCATCTGAGCCTCGTGCGCGTTTGTCGGGTATATGCTGTTGGCTGCCTTGGCGTGCTCATGGCAACTGGAGGCGAGCCGCGCCATCTCCGTGGTTATGAAAAACGTATACCTTTTGGGGAATTTTAAACACTGCCGTATCGTGTATACCTCAAGGTTGTATGCGTTCTCAAGAAATTGCATACCACTTTCACCGCGACGGCTTTTTAATACGGACATGGAAAATCCCCTTTACAAAAAATTTTTTCGCCCCGCCCACAAGGGGCGGGGATATTAGGAGAACGGATTAAATACAGAAGCAGGGGGGCACCCCATACGCATTGTTTGCACGATAGCTGGCAACGGAGCCCGCCGCCGCCACCGCCACGAAGGAACTATTGCTATTCGTATTAGGGGAGGCAAGCCACCACACCGCAGCAGCACCGCCGACTTTTCTTATACGGCTGGCGTTGGTGGTGAAGATGGGGTACTTCCTGCCTTCGCCCGCCGCAGAGTAGTTTGTGTTGCCAAACACCTCTATTTCCGTCGGCAAGAACAGCTTGTCCTTTGATATGGTTATTGTCGTGCTTCCGCTTCCGGCGGATACGCGGCGATTGACGGTCTTTATGACGTTCTTGAGCTCCGCTGGAAACATATTGAGTATTGCCGGCATACGCGAGGTTCGCATCTGGCAGTTGTTCCAGCCACCGGCGTTGGTACTGCCGCTGTTCATCACGTATGCTGTGTTCATGCACTCGGTAAAGCCAAAAGTTATTGCGGCGTAGCCTGAGCCGTCCGCAATGTCATCATGGCAAAAATCGTATATTGCGACGTCATGAGCCTCGTCTGTAAGCTGGAGCTGCTTCCTGTCGCCTATCGTCCAAAAATTACTTACATCCTCGCCGGAGTTGGCCACGCCCGCTATCTGTTCCCATGTGCAGCTTGAAAGAGGACTGTTAGTGCTGAAAAGCGTCCACACGCCGTTGACGCCTATGTATGCGTTGCGGTATTCCCACGCAGAGCCATTATACTGCATAACAAGGCCGGGTGTCAAAAATATGCTCTGGTCCCCGGCAATGGACAGGCTGTATCCGCCGTTGTCCACGGTATGTATCCATATATCGCCGCTTACCGGCTCCGCCGGCGCCGCATAGCTGAAGCATATAGTGCCCGGCTCAGTGCCGGTGAGTATGACCACCTGATGATCGACAACCACTGCCGGCAGAGAGGTCGAAATCTGCACATCGAAGGCCACGCCGCCCGCTGCGGCTCCATACACCATGTTAAATATCATACTGTCATTACCCCACGATCAATATATTCACGGTCAAGTTGGTTTCCGGCACCTTTTCACAGGTGAAGGTCAGGCTGTTCGCTGCCTGTTCCGTGCAGCGCACCTGTGCCGCGCCGTAGGCTTCAAGAGAGGCAGGGGCAGGAGTGACGATGATGTTAGAGGCTGCCGTTACCCCCTGCACCGTGACGGCCTGCGTAAAAGGCGCCGCCGCGCCTGCCCATGCGGATGCCGAAAGGGCTGCCGCCTTTCCCTGTGATGGCGCCGCATAGGTGCCGGCAGGTATGGGAGGCTGGTAGTCTGTGCCACCTACGGCCTGTGTCACTTTGCCGCCTACGCCCTTAAGCAGGCCGTTAATGTTGGTCGCGGTGTCGGCAGTTATCTCGTTAGGGCCAGCGGGGCCCTGTTCGCCCTGTGCGCCAGTGTCGCCTTTCGTTCCCGTGTCGCCCTTTGCCCCCTGCGGGCCTTTGATGCTGACGCTTGCGGGGTTATCCAGCCCGCCGTTGTTGCTCCATGAGATAACACCCTCGGCAGAGACGGCGGGGGTAAAATACGGGCCGGTGTCGCCCTTGGGGCCGTCCGCGCCCTTGGGGCCTTGGATACCCTGCGGGCCTTGCTCACCCGTATCGCCTTTCGCGCCGGGGTCGCCCTTTGCGCCTTTTTCGCCTGTCGCGCCTTTTTCACCTGTCGCGCCTTTTTCGCCCTGCGGGATGCCGAACTCAAAATCAAATACCTTTGCGGTGTCCGCGCCGCTTGCCGTTACCTTTACGGTGGCGGCGGCTCCGGCAGTGAGGGTATTTGCCGTGGCGGTGGGCGTGCCGAATCCAGCGGCTGCTCCGGGGTCACCCTTTGCGCCGGGGTCGCCCTGTATACCCTGTTCGCCCTGTATACCCTGTTCGCCCTGTGGCCCCCGTATATTGATTGTGGCGGGGTTTTCCAGCCCACCGTCATTACTCCACGATAAATCGCCGTCAGCGGTCACAGAGGGCGTAAAGTGCGCTCCTGCGGGGCCTCGTTCTCCCTTGTCTCCGGGGTTGCCTATAAGCCCTTGTATACCCTGCTCACCTTTGGGAACGCCGAACTTAAAGGTGAACACTTTTGCGGTATCTGCGCCGGAAGCTGTCACCTCTACAGTAGCGGGGGCTCCCGCGTCAAGGGTAGTCGCCGTGGCGGTAGGTGTGCCGAATCCGGCGGCTTCGCCCGTGGGGCCTTGTTCTCCTGCGGGGCCGCGCTCACCTGTGAGGCCCTGTTCGCCCTGCGGGCCTTTTATGTTGGCGTCGGGAGGATTGTTCAGCCCGCCGTTATTGCTCCACGATATAACGCCATCGGCGGATACCGAGGGGGTAAAGTATGGGCCGGTGTCGCCCTTGGCTCCGGCTGCGCCGGGGTCGCCCTGCGGGCCTTCCGGGCCTTGGAGCTGCCCCTGATCCACCCAAGCGGGCGGGGTGGCCGTGGTATCCCACATATAGATGTTATACGGCGCCGCCGCGCCTACGTTGTACATATCGCCTTGCTTTGGCGAGGTGACTGCCGTTTGCAGCGCCTCCACCGTGGCGTATGTGCCGAGGATATTAAGCCCGGTGCCGGGTTCACCCTGGGGGCCCTGCTCTCCCGCGGGGCCTGCCGGGCCGGTGTCGCCCTGTGGGCCTTGCTCACCCTTTGCTCCTGCGGGGCCGCGCTCTCCTTGCGGGCCTTGCGGGCCTTCCGGGCCTGCCGGGCCGCGCTCTCCTTGCGGGCCCTGGGGGCCTTCCGGGCCTGCCGGGCCCTGATCGCCCTTTGCTCCGGCGGGGCCCTGCTCTCCGGCGGGGCCTTCCGGGCCTTGTGGGCCTGCCGGACCCGCGGGGCCGGGTTCGCCGGGTTTGCCCTCGGAGTTTACGCCGCTGTCCTCGTACTCGTTTTTTTCGAAGCTCCACACATACCAGTTGCCATTATCGCCGATATACGGCGTTTTTACCGTCGCAGTCTCCGCTTTTTCTGCGGCCTTTATCACGTCCTCCGCCCAGTCCGGCGCAGGAGGGGGAGGCACGGGGCCCGTGCCTCCTATGGATTGCTCGACGTATGCGGTTATGATGTGCGTTTTGCCGACGGTCTCCCCGTCCAGCAGGCGCAGCTCGATCTGCCCCACTCCGGGCACGGCGGTATCCGCAGCGTCCGGTGTCCACTGGATCGGGGAGGACGTGCCGCCCACGACTACCGGCCTCATCTGGCCGTCGGGGCGTTTGTATACGATGGATACGGTGCCTTCCGGGTACTCCTCCAGCCACGGGGACACGTCAAATTTGTGTGTGCGATAGGCGTTCTCGCCCACCCGCCCAACGATAAGCTCCCGGGTGAGTATGCCGGGGCACGAGGTATTACTTTGCATTTTTCAGCGCCTCCTCCAGTTGTTTTATGCGGTTTTCCATATCCCGCAGCATTTTATGTGTATTCTGTGCGTCAGCCCACAGCACGGCGGGCACACGGTCATAGCTCACGCTTTCAGCCTCTACCATGCCCGTCTCTTTGTTGCGGTTGTATTCAGTGAGCCATGGGAACTCCTGTTCCATTTCCTCGGCAACGAATCCGTAGCCGCTGCGACCTTTGTCGCCGGAAACCTTGCTCTCAAAAGTTACCGCCCGTACTCGGTCTATGCGGTCGCTCACGTTATCGTACTCTCGCACGTCATGTATGTTGCGTTTGTAGCGTTTCGATGATGTTATGCGGTACAAATAGCCGGTGTCGGTATCGAGGCGTAGGTTTGCGCTATATGACACCTGTCGAGCAGTCAGGCTGCCCATGTATACCGAGCTGCCCGTTAAATACAGTTCCCCGCAGGCCATGCGGTTGTCGCAGCCAAGTGCAGTCGCAGTAAAAGGTGCGTTACAATTTAGGCCCGCAACCATGCCTCCATATCCGTTTAAAACTGTATTACCAAGGACTAATCTCCCGTTTGTATAATCGGAGTACAGTGTGCAGTTTCCGCCCTGTAACCTGTCACCGTATATTGTAAATCCTGCGATTGAGCCGCTTGTTGCTGTAATTTTTCCGCTGATCGTCAGGTTACCGTTGCCGTCAAACGCAAACACCGTGTTTCCGCTGGTATTTTTCATCGTGATGGTGTTGGCGGTCAAGTCAATTAAAAATCGGCCATCTTTTGATTGGAGTATGCCTGCGGTAATCCGCGCCGCGTCCATGCCGCCAGTGGTGATAAAGTCCGCGTTGATCTTGCCGTCAATCGTCATTGCGAGGCCGTATGGGCCGTTGTAGCCGCTGGACGAGTAGCCAAGGCCGGACTTGTTCCACCGCCAGACCTGCACCGCGCTCTCTATGTCCGGCTGATCCATTATCAATATCTCGTCCGGGGTTTTGCCGCCGGTGCTGCTGTGTATTACCACATAGCCGCCCTGGTTGCCGGTTATCAGCTCCGTTGCCTCTATTACCGCCGCCTGCAGCGCCGTGAGGTCGGGGCCCTTGGCTATCTCCTGCGCCTGCTCCGCTATGGTCATGGCTACATTTTTGCGGACATTGCCTATGGTCACGCTGTCGTATGCGTCGATGAGCACATTATAGACCGTGCTGGTCACCTGCGCCGTGGCGTTTACGCCGAGCCGCTCAAATATCACGGTAACGGTGTCGCAAAGCTCCACCCGCTCCAGCAGGGCGAGGTCTTTGTACTCCTGCGTCTGCTCGAGCTGCACAAAGGACACATTGAGCGATACCTCCGGCACGCCGATGTTGTGGTCGCTCATGTACTGCTCCGCCGCCGCCTTGAGCGCCTCCGCCGTGGGGGTATCCTTAATTTCCGTCGTGAGGTCGAGGGGCAGTATGCGGGTATAATCATATGTGCCTGGTGCAGGAGTGACTTTCGGGCTCGTCTCCACTATACCGTCGCCGTCGCTGTAATAGGCATACACCCCGGTGTATACGTTGCTGCAATTTTCGTCCTGCTTCAGATCAGTCAGGTTTTTGCCGTAGCGTATCGTTACGCCGCGGTTTACACCGCGCTGCTGATACAGCCGCACGGTGTATTTGTCGTATTTGTATTCGCCTCCGTAAACCTCGAGCATGGTCGGCAGCAATGAACGGATGGACGCGGGCGATTTTACCGTAAAATCGCCGGAGGAGGTCATGTCAGACCAGAATGTAAACGGGTTCGCCGCGATGGCGTTTGTGCTAAACCCCGCGAGCGCTGCCTGAACCGAGGCCGCCGAGTACGGAGAAACGGGTATTCCGGTCAGGTCGTAGCTGATGTGATAGGCGTATACCGTGACGAGGCCATTTATGGGTTTGCTTATGCGGTACACTCTAAACGGCTGCGCTAAATCGACAGGGTTAGGCTTGGCGAGTATGATCGAGCGCTGTTGTATTTCGGCGTAGTGTATGCCCTCGATAGGGTATTTGAGGGTAAGCTCAAAGGCACCGTTGCGTGTTTCCTTGACCGTGCAGCTCGCCGCATCGGAGAGCTTGCCCAGGCCGTTTGTCGTAAATGCCGTCGCTGTCGGCGCAAATAATACCGGTTTCATAATGTCCACCACCTCGGGGTTATTTGGACGGAAGTTATGCCGCCCGTCCATGTTATCTCATTATCGCCGGGCACAAGCTCCGGGAAGTCCGGTATAGCGACCTGACTATTAAGGTTGGTCACGCCCTTGTAGGCGTTTTCGGTATCGCTGTCCAGCGTGATGCTGCCATCTATGGCGGCGAGGGTGCAGACGTACTCGCCTACCTGCAGCGTTGCCGCCCCGCTGCCGTAAACGGTGATGAGGGGCTTTGCGTTAAACGCGGTCGGGTTGGTTATCGTCCCGCCGCTGGTGCTTATCGTCTGCGCCGTGTCGCCGATGTTTAAAAACCGCTGCGGTTTGCAGTTAAACTCTATCGTTGCCCTGCCGTATAGATTAAATGTGTTTTCCAGATCCATCGGCCCTTGAAAAAAGGCCATGCGGTAGCTGTCTGGCGTGTAATCGTCAATGAGTTTCTTGTAGCCGTCCACGTTGAGCCACGCCGCCACGGCACGGGCAACATCCGGCAGTTTGCTGTTGTTTCGAGGGCCGCTCAGGTAGATGTCGTATCCTTGTATATAATTGCTGTATGCCTGCTGCTGTAGGAGCAAGTCACCGTTTCGCCCTGGTACGCTGATCGCGCTCTGCTTACGCTGCGGCACGGTATATGTCGGATACCGTTCAACGATGCAGTTCAGGCTGTCGCTGGTTATGCCGTTCCAGTTTATCATTTGTAAATCGCCTCCTGTCTCGCCACGGCGTCGTTTATGCGGTACATTATTTCATCGGCAAGGGCTTCCACGTCCTGCCCCTCGGCGCCGTAAACGGTGATGTTGACGCCGCCCATCATGGCGGCGCTTTCGGCGTTGCTTTTTATCTGCGTCCCTTGGGGCAGCCGGAGCAGCTCGGGGCCCTCCTCGCCTACCAGCGTCCAACCGCCCTGCCAGTAATCCGTGCCGTGGGCATTGCGGCCGACGCCGGAATCCCACGCCTTGCCGCCCACGGCAACGCCCTTATAGTCCCAGTCGCCGTTGAGCCACTGAGCCAGTTCCGCGAACGCCTGCCGGAAGCTGCCCTTCATTTTGCCGACGAGGTTATCCAGGCGCTTGTGAAATTTATCGACAGCGGCCACGCCTTCCTCAGAGAGCACCTGATTGTTTTCGTGTGCCGCCTGTTTCATATTGTCGAGAGCGTCCGCGCCGTCGTTGATGATAGGGTTGAGTTTCAGTGCGCCCTCACCCATGAGGGACATTGCAAGTGTGTCGCGCTCCGCGCCCTCCTCCATATTAGCGAGGGCGTAAACAACATCGTTGAAAAGGTCGTCTGTATCCCGTATATTCCCGTTTTCGTCCGTCAGCGTCACGCCGAGTTCTTCAAACGATTTTGCCATCTCCTCATTGCCCTCAACTGCGGCTACCGCATTTTTGCGGAGGTCTTTTGTGAGGTCAGCTATCTCTTCCATGCTCACGCCCACTTGCTCTCCCGCGTAGCCCCATTCCTGCAATGCGGTCGTGCTCAGGCCGGATGTGCCGGAGAGCAGTTTCAGGTTTTCGGCGAGTTCAATCGTCTCTTTGCCGATCTCCACCATATAGCCCGCCGCCGCGCCGAGCACTCCGGCAAGGCCGAGCATATCGGTGTTTATGCCGCCGAGGTCGATTTCGTCCAGCGCGTCAGGGAGGTCTATGCCAAACTTGCCCGCAAGGTCGCCGAGGGTGCCGCTGGCTGCTCCTGCCGCCTCTCCCGTCTCGCTCAGAGCGCCGCTCATGTCATCAAGGCTGTCCACGTTGTCATCGAGGCTGTCCGCGAAGCCACTCAGGCCGGATTGCGTTTCGTCGAGCTGCCGCTCAAGGTTTTTCAGTTCCGCATTGGCGTCGTTTACGGCCTCCTGCCATTTCAGCGTTTTTGTATCGTTCTCGCCGTATAGATCAGCGGATTTTTCGAGCATACCATTTAGCGCGTCCACGCGCTTTTTCTGTACGTCGATTTGTTTGTTTAATACCTCGGCGGTTCTCTGCGCTTTTTCTTCTGCTTCGGTGTTTTCGTCAAAACTGGCGGTGACGAGTTTCATCTCGCTGCCGAGGGTTTTTGCCTGTTGTATGATCTGGTTGATGCTGTCGCGGTATTCTTTCTCGCCGTCTATGCCCAGCCTCGGGCCTATGCTCACAGCCATATTGTTTACTCCTGATTCATTATTTCGTCGTAGGTCAGGGGCCGCTCATAATCCGCGCCGTTGTATATAGCGCGGCAGTCAATGAGGTCAAGCAGCTCGCCGTATGCGGTGTGTATGGTTTCTGCGCGGCTCATGCCGAGGCTCAATCCAAAATACACCAAAAAGGCCGGGGTGATCTTCACTCCCCGGCCTCGGTTTTTTTTGACGGGATCGCCCTCACCGTCCTGTGAGTGTCCCTGCCGTATGCGTCTATCGCGGCGTTAAATATCTCCGCAAATTCCTCCAGTGTCAAAGAGGCCACCTCGTCATACGTCAGGGGAGTGGGCTTGTAACCGGGGGCTTCAAACGCCGCCGCTTTCTCGCCCATGAGGGATAGTATACACACAAACCGCATACGGTTTTCCGCCCTCCGGCCCGCCTCGCTGTCGTTGAGGTAGGCCATGAGGTTTGTTATATCGCCCTCCGGGCACAGGCGGGCCAGTTCGATGCAGGCGCCAACGCTATATTTAAATTTCACCTCGCGTCCATTAACCTCTACCATGCGTTAAACCCCCGTTATATTGAGCACCTGTTTGATGACTGCAAGCGCCGCGGCCTCGGTCTCCTGGTGCTCGCCGCGCAGCCGCCAATCGCGTTTGGCCTTGTCGCTGCGTACCACATCAAACGTGAGGTTCTGGGTCTGCCAGTTTTCGGTCTCCGTTTCGGTCTGCGCTCCCTCGTCCGGGGTGGCGAGCTTGCATTTGTAAATGACCACAGGCCGATAGCTCTGTACGCCCTCATATTGCCATTTTTCGATGTAGCCCACGCCCACGTATGGGGTTTCTGCGTCATCGTTGTCCACATATACCTGCACTGTTTCAGTGCCGACGGTCAGGCTGGTCGCGGCAGGCAGGCCGCGCATGAGTTTGTCAGCCTCCAGTGTGAGGCCGTCCACGCTCAGCGCAAGGGTGCCGCCAGTAAATTTTCCGGCGGCGCTTTCGGCTTCTACGTTGTCGGCAAAAAACTTGCTGCTGTTGTTGGAGCCGCTGGTCATGTTGACGCTCACGCCGCGTGCCATTTTCTGGCCGTTAGCGTATGATATATCGTTTCCGTTGTGCGAGTATATAGCTACATATGGTTCCGAAAAGCCTATTCTTACTCCGCCATTATTCATTTATTCGCTCCTCATTTCATAATTTGTGCCGTTTCCTCGTCAATCACTGCCGCCATGGCCTCTAAGGCTTCTTCTTGGCATTTTTTGATCGCTTTACGGACAAACGGGTATTTTTGTTGTATGCTGCTGCCGCTCTCCACGGCGGCGGCTATGATCTGGTTAGGCTGCCCCTGCGGGTATTTTTTTGTTTTCACTCGGTTATAGCCGCGAAATCCGATTTTGACGTTTAAAAAGCCCTCATCGTCGCGCATTCTGGATATGCCAAAGCTGTCCTTTAATCCCTCGATCTGAATTTTGGGCACGCCGTGGGTGTATTTTTTGGTTTTGCTCGTATTAGGCAGCGTCGGAACCTCGTCGAGCCCGTTTCTGATCGCGTTTGCCACTATATCCGCCCCCGCGTATACAGCCTTCGCTGCCGATTCCCGGCTATTTTTGCCGAGAGCAGATAATTTCCGCTCGTACTCCTCGAGGCCCTTAAACTTTAGCGTCGCCATCAGGGCACCTCCCACGTCCATTCGTAATGGATCAGGTTCGTCTCGTCCTCGTACTGTACGGAGTTCAGTCGCCAGGGTATCCTCAGAGAGTTAAGGGCTGCCTGTATATTGTCCACGGCCGGGTCATATTCCTGCGGGGTGTAGTAGTCCACCGTGCCGGTGATCGCTTGCTCTGCCTTTCGGTTGCCGGCGCTAAATCCGTTTTCCCCGTCCTCCGCCCAGACGCAAAACGGCGGTTCCATGTGCGGCCTCCAGTAGTGCTTTGTATTCGGCACCACTTTTGCCAGCGCCTCACCGAGAGGCTGTAATTTATTCTGCAACGTCATACAGTTTATCGAGCCTCCTCAATGTAAGGTCTGTTATTTTCAGCCCGTCCTCGTCGATCAGATGCTGAACATTATCAATGCGATACTGTTTTTTGTCCTCGGTCACGGCATACATACCTATTTCGGCAGCGTCCGTCCGCCATGTCCTGATTAGTAGGTCTATCTGTTGATTTGCGCCAAACGCAGCATACTGGCGCCCGTATCCGATAGCGCGTTCCGCGTAAAGCAGCCATTCGGCAGGGATAAGATACATGGCGGGCATTCCGCCCGCCACTTCGTTCGTATCTTTCAGTTTGCACAATATTACAATGCCCGTATCGTATGTCATACGCCGTCCTCCTGCATTTTCTGACTGAATAGGCGGTTGTTGAGCGCATAGCGGAGCATACGGGGCATTACGGGATTATCCTCCGCGCGTTTGCGGAATAGATACGCGGCATACATAACAAGGATTTGCGCGTCCTCCTCGCAGTTGGTGTTAAGGTTTATGCCCTCGCGGGCGATCATGCCCGAAGCAGCATTAAGAAGCTGCCCCAGGTACTCATCGTATGCCGTGGTCGTCAGCGACAGGTTAAACTTAAGCCGCGCCACAAGTCCCGGATTTGCCATGGGTCAGCTCCTCCTTTCTTAAGACTTGGTTACGGTGAGGGTATATACCCGCACAGCGTTGCCGTTTTTGACGGTTACGGTCAGGGTATTGCTGCCGCTTGTCCAAGTCGCGGTACCGCCGTTGTTGAGGTTTTTGCCGTTAAGGTTGAGCTCGATCTTAGCCTGCGCCTGCGCCGCGGTTGCCTCGATCTTGTCGGTAGCGGCTGCCGCTGTAATGGTGTATGCCATCACGGCAGGATCAAAAGTGGGCGTGAGAGTCTCGCTGCCTACGGTCAGGCTCTGGAGGAGCGCGTCGTTGGCGGTGTCTGCCGCGAAGGTCATGGAGGTGGTGACATCGCTGCCGTTGATGTTGAGCGCGACGAAAGACTGAGGTATGACAGGCGTACCATCCGCACGAGCTTTGCCGCGGAAAACGGTGTTATCCTGGACAAACTGTACGCTGTGGTCGGCGTCGATCTTTATCTCGCCGCGGTTTACCCAGAGGTAGAGGTCGCCGTAGCCGCCTATGATGTCACCGTCGGGGACAAACTCCAGTATATCAATGTCGCCGGTGATGATGGGGAGCGTTGCAAATACGCCGGCGGCTATATCGCCAGTCGCGGTAAAGGTTATGACCTTCGATTTGAGCAGGTTGTAAGTCTTACTGTTCATCGCCCAGAACTTTTCGCCGCGGGCATACAGACTGTATGCGTTGCCGGTGGCGACAGTGAGCGCCGCCCAGAATGCAGCGCCGGTCAGGGTGCTGTCGATCTTCTGGACGTTGGTGGTGTGGAGGTCTACCCATGCGGGGGCATTGGCGGGATAGTCGTTGGGCTTGGCGGTCTGGGCGAGGCGACTTACTATGCCCATAGGCATTTTGATGCCGGTGCCGTAGAGGATCGCCTTGTCCTCTGCGAGGCCGATAGATTCGGACAGCATCTCCACGATCCACGAAGCGAGGTTGATGTCGTTGTCCTCGAGTATGCTGTTGCACACCGGCACAAAACCGGCCACTTTGTAGCCGTCCACAGTGACCTGATTAAACACAAACTGCAGTTCGTTTATAGCCGCGCACATCTCAGTCCATATCGCCTCGGGCACGGTGCCGGCTATGGTCTGGCGGGCCTCTCCATTAACATTGCGGACGCGGACGCGGTTGAGCAGTTTGGAATACCTAAACATGTTCTCACTGATGAGGTCGAGAAACACTATGGGGACGGTCAGATCGGCACCGTTTACCGCGCGCTGGGCCCCGCCCTTCATACTGCGCAGTTCCTTCAGGAATGCCTTAACGTCCTCGCGGGCTATAATCTCCTGCCGGGTCTGCATGGGCAGGGCGTCAAAAACGCGCTGTTCTTTGGGCAGCGCACGGATATTGATGTTGATCATTCTGGTTCTCTTGCTCCTTTCGTTTTCTTCGATTATCATGGTCTCTTCAGTAGGAGGCTCTTCGGCGGGAGCCGCCTCCTCGATGCCCTTGAGTTCTTCCTCCAGCCTGTCTATCGCCGCTGCGCACTCATCTTTCGCCTTGTCAAACGCGCTCTTTTCAGCTTCGTACTTGGCGACTTCTTCCTCCACGGCCTTCTGCTGTTCCTCGTCCGTGGCCTCCGTGACCTCGGCGATAGCGGCCTCGAGCTCGGTCTCGCGCTTTTTAAAGGCAGCCTCTTTGCCGCGCAGCTGCTCCAGTTCTTTTTTCTTGTTGTCAATGCTCCGGCGGAGCATCAGGGCTCTAAGTGCCATTACTTATTTCCTCCTTTAATCTTTGTTTTCATGTCGGCGCGCCACTTTTCGGCCTTGCGCCGCTTGATATCGTTGATTTCGGCCTTCCGGGCCTCTACCTGGGTATCCTCGTAGGCTGGGAAGGTTACTACGCTTACCTCCCAAAGTTTGACTTTGCGGAGGTGCCATACGCTGGGGCCATCCTCGTTGTAGTCCGTGCTCTGCTCGACTATGTCAAAACCAAACGAGCATTGATTGACGTCGCCGCGCTTGACGCGCTCATAGAGGTTCATAGCGTCTTGATCTTTGGGGTTAATTAGGATACTGCCCCAAAGGCCCTTGTCATCGATGCGTAGGGTGAGCGTGCCGGCGGTGGTACGTCCCAGCACCAGCCGGGTATCATGGTCAGCCAGTGCGCGCACATCCCGCTCAGTCTCGCCGTCAAAAGCGCCGGGCTCTATGGTTTCATATGCGTCGTCCCACAGCCAGTACTTACTGCCGTATACGGCAAAATAGCCCTCTATATAGAGGTTGCCGTCGTCGGCGCGGGTTTGAAATTGCACCGGCTGCGCGATTGCGGTCCTTTTTGCCATCATGAGTTGTTTTCGCCTCCTTGTAGTTTGCTTTGGTCGCCTATCATGCCGCGGGGTATGTAATTTTCCAGTATCACGAGATCGTCGAGGCCGTCCATCGGGGCAAGATTGAGCCAGTTGCGAACCTCGTTGCCGGTCATAATGCCACGGACGTATTCGTCGTTGCCGACGCTCGAAAGGTCCCTCAGGTCGTAATTGTAAAGGCTGCGGCTGTTGAATCTGAAATACCAGTCGGGGTTGTAGAGCAGTTTTCTCGTCAGCTCCTGCTGTATGTTCTCGGCAATCGGCATGATGGTGGACGAAATGAAATTGTTCCAGGCGTCGCGGGCAAACGTTCCCTCGCCCAGGACAAACGTCGGTATTCCCAATATTGAGGCTACAGTCTGTTTGTCGAGTTTTACAAAGTCCGCCAGCGCGAGGTCAGATAAGCTCAACGGTTTCACCTGTTGCACGTCAAACTGGTCTGCCGGTATGATCCACGGTTCTCCGGCTCTGCCGCTCGTGATGTAGTTCTGGAGCAGCCGGTCGCGCCCCTCCGGGCTGGAAAACTCATCGGTCAAGCCGTCAACCTTCACGATGAGCGCCGGTTTCCACTCTGATGACATAAACCCGTTTTCCGTCGCTGCGGCCTGCTTGAGGTTATCCGCGACGGTGGAGAGCTCGACCTGGTATCCCCTGCCGAGCCACGGATAGTAATCGCCGGGATTAAACGCAAAATGAAGTACATCATCCGGGCGGTATACTTCTCCAAGTATGAGCACATCGTAGTCCCACATCCCGCTTGGGACAAACGACACATACGCCGGAGGGATAGGCTGCAGGTCGGTGATATAGCCATTCTGCGTTACGGGATAAACCACCGCATTGCCGTTGCCGCTCAGCATCTGGGTTCTCACGATCCACCGCACCCAGTTGCTCCTCGTCATGTTGTGGTAAGGGGCGATGTCAACCTTTTTCGATAGCTCGTTTTTTATCCTGACGTCGCCGCGATCGGTGTTCTCCATCAAATGGATCGTCATTACCCCAATAAGCCGGGCGATGGTGTCCACCGCCGTCGCGATCTCCGGGTTATCCGCCAAAGTGGTATATCCCCGGCATTTCAAGCTGCCAAACTGTGAGCTGTCGCAATAAAACGTCACGCCCCGCTTCGTCGAGGGCTCCGCTCTGGCGGCTGCTCTATTTCGTTTCCGTTTACTCATTTCCAAACCATTCCTCCCCTGCTCTGATTCTGCCCATGCTCTCTAAGTAGCGCACGGTGGCAAAAACCGAAGCATCGAATAAGTCTATCCTGTGCTCCGGCTGTACCTTCTCGTATTGGATTATGTCGTCGGTTTTTTCTATCGCCCTAACATTCTGCACGCAGTATTCATACGCTTCGCTGTGCAGGTAGTAGAGCCGCCCATTTTTGGCGCTGTTTTCAATGTACCTAAACCCCTGCGATTTGTTGATCGTGTACTGCGGTTGGTCGATGATTTTAAAGCCCGCTTTTTTCATGTCAAGCATATACTCAGCGGCAAATTTGCGGTCATGGCCTACCTGCACGATTTTAAATCCCATGTCCCGCATGCTGATATACCAGTTGACCACGTCCGAGTAGTTGGTGGTGGGGGCGTTGCACATGGTCAGCCAGCCGCTCTCCTCCCAGCCAAACAATGGTATATTGTCCTGATCGGCCTTGAGGGCCGCTGCCGTCAGCGGAAAAAAGGCGTGGGTTATGATTATGTCAGTGTCTTTATAATGACCAAAAAGCGCCGCCGCGGTCAGGTCGTGGAGGCGGGCGAGGTCAGAGCCGCCAAACCATTTAATAGGCAGCCGGGCAAGCTCCGCCAGTGTCCAGTCATGCGCCGCGTCGCTGCGGCGGAACTCGTCGATGTCGAAGTAAGCCTTTAAGGCGTTGACGTAGACGTTCAGGCTTTTTGCCAAAAAGTCCTTGCGTTGCTGCGGGTCGTTCATCGCCTGCCGGCTGTCGTTGAGTATTTCCGCCGGGCGTATGCTCACACCATAGGCGGGATTAGCCATCTCGTGGACGATGGGGTTTGTATAGTCAATGTCGCCGCCCTCGTCCGGGTTTGCGCAGCACATAAAGATAAAATACTGCTCGTCCTCTATGGTGCCGTTAAGTACCTTCCGGCAGTAGCGCAACCGCTGTCCGAGGAATGCCTGCTCGTTGTCACCCGCCGTGGATATGCCTATGATCAATTTATTTGTATACGCCTTCATCGCCTCTTTAAAGAGGTTGTATTGTTTGGGCTTTTTGTAGGCGTGCATCTCGTCGCATATGGCGATATTGCAGTTGAGCGAATCCTGTGTGTCGGGGTTGGCGGCCAGCGCCCGGATATAAAACGAGCCGTCGTCCCCAAGGTCGGCAGTCATGCTGTGCTCGTTGTTGTTGTCTATGATTTTTATGGACCCGCCCTTGGCCTTGTCCTCTCCCATCTGGCGCACGTTGTACACTAAAAAATTAAAACTCTCGAGGGACTGCATCAGGGCCGCGCTGGTAATGTAGGTTTTCGCGCCGCTCTTGCGGTACCAGAGGGACAGCGCATAGGCAAGAGCCGCCGCAAATGTGGTTTTAACGTTTTTGCGGGGTACAAAAATGAGCGCCTCGTGAAATCTTACGATATCAGTGCCGCTCATTTTAAACCCTATAAGATTGTAAATGATAAATTTGTGAAAGGGCTCCAACTTGAAGGGGCTCCCCCTCAGCGGAGTGCCATCAATCCGCTCACCCTGTTGGTGTTTGAGCGTCAGCTCGATTATCTGTATCACAAACTCCGGGCCTTTGGGGTCTATATAATAGTCCGGGTTGTCCAGATCGCGGAAAAACCTCTCAACGGCCTGTTTCAGTTCCTCGCAGGCCACCTTCCGCCCGCCGCGTATGCTCTCGGCGTACTCCATGACGGCGGGCCAGTTGCGCCCTTTAATCGTCGTCAAAGCTAATTGCGGCAAGTGCTGCCGCAAGTTCTCCAGTTTTCGCGTTCTTCGGGGGCGCCCCGCAGACCTTTTTGTAGGCCGCCGGGGTCAGGCCCAGCTCGCGCCAGTACGCAAGCGCGGTTTTGTTGAGCATATCCCACAGGTCGAGGTATGGGCTGCGCGTCATGTTGGTAGCCCCGGCCTTATTGGTGTGCTCCACGATGGGGCCGTCGCCGTCCTCCCGGTAGTCCGCCATTACCTGGTCACGCTGCTCCAGTATCTCCGCGAGGCTGTCTATCACCGGGGCGTAGTCTTTGGCCTCGACACCGGCGCGCTTGCACAAGCTTTTGATTTTTGTCCGCCATTTCTTGGCGGTCAATGGTTCGCCCTGTGCCACGCCGCTCACCTCCTCCACCGCTCCGGGGCCGTGGCAAAAAACGGAGCGTTTTGTTTGTTTTTCGTTTCGATTTTCAAAAAATCCCTCGCGCGCGCCATAATGTAGGTTCTGGCGGCGACCCCCACCCCTAAAATTTTCTTTAGAGTTGGAAAAGGGTACCCGCGCCATAGAACGAGAGGAGGGCGCGTCCCGATGAAGAGGGGGGGATCAATCGTTTTCGCGGTTGAATCTGCTCCGGTCTCGCAGCGCTTTTGCCTTCTCCGGGTGCCGCTTGTTGTGGCACTCGTGGCACAGCGCCACAAGGTTGTCATCGGCAAACGCCAGATTGGGGTACTCGTCGGCGTGCTTGATGTGGTGTACCTCTGTCGCCTCGGTAAGCCTGCCGTATTTCCGGCAGTCCTGGCAGCGGTAGCCGTACAGCCGCAGGATATAGGCGCGCTTGTGCAGCCACTTCCGACTTTTGTAAAACCCCGGCGTTCCGGGTCTCGTGTCAGCCGTGCCGCTCACCTCCCGATACGCAAAAGGGGCCGCTCACGGCCCCTTGCTTTTTTGTCCTGTATCCATTATAGCAGGTTGCCGTCAAAAAATTTGCTGCAAATGTGCGTCAATTATTTTTTGCTGCGCCGTGGTGTAATGGTAGATAACTGTATTGATCGCGAGATTGCGCCACGAATAATACGTCCTGTCGCTTATGTGGAGCTTATCGCATATCTGGCTTTGTATATACATTCGGCCCCGGCGGCTGTTGGCATTGCTGCGGAGGTGGAATGTCTGCTCCATCAGCTCCGCAATCTCCGGCTCGTATGCCAGCAGCTCCGCCCATGCGTCCTCTATCGCCTCCACCCACATCTTCGCCCGCGCGTCCACGATCATGTGGTGCTTTTTGCCCGCTACCCTGGCAATCACAGTGCGCAGCGTAACGTCACTGTTGATTCCTGTTTTTGCCGGCGGCCCTTCCTTCGCCTGGCCAAACGCTGCGCTCTCTATTTCTTCGCGCTCTGCCTCTTCTGTTGTGCCGCTCAGCAGCGCGCCTTTTAAGGCGGAGTAGGCGTATAGGTGCTGTATCGCCTCATGTCTTATAGGGTTTTGTTTCATTCCGCACCCTCCCATATCAGCGGCCTTCCCTCTGCGTCTACCATTACGCACACACCGCCTTGGTATGTTTTTAGGTATTGTATGCCCGTGAGGTTATCGACATATATCGTATACAATGCACCCGTTTCCAGCGTTCGCAGTCTGTAAGTACCAGCTTCGGCCTTTCCGCACCCGCTCAGGGCGAGAATTAGCAGAGTCAATATTGTTATTGCTATTACTCGTTTCATTTTTCCTCCTTCGGTTTGTATCGAACCTTTTCGCAATAATCCATATCCCATTCTTTGTCAGCCGCCCATAGCGGGGCAATCATTTTTCGCGCACCGTCTTCACGCCAAACATAGACATCTTCGTTAAATTCAAGACGTTCAAAATCTTCGCAAGGAATATCTTCTGCCTTTAGAATTACGCAGTGCATAATGCTCTTTCTGATCCCAAAGCATGTGCCAGCAAGAGCATAAAATCTTTCTTTGGCATCATACGGAGTATACAGAATGGCTTCTCCGAAACCGTAATCAATGGTATATTTCATGTTCATTCCTCCTGTTCGCTCGTCCCGCCGGTCAGTGGCCGGCATGCGCAGGTAATCCTCAATCACCGCCGCCGCACACGGCCAGCCGTAGCAGACCGCGCAATAGTAGCCCTCGGCCATAGCGCCGCTCATAAACTCGTTTTGATTCGGGGTCGGACGGTTGTCGCCCGTTTTGAGCTCAACGTATATGCCATGGTAGCCGCCCCGGGCGACAGGGATAAATACATCGGGTACGCCGGAATGTACCCCCTGCCCTATCAGCCGCGCCGCCGTGCGCTTATCGCGCAGGCCGCCGTTGGGTATGTGGTGGTAGAGTTGCAGTGCCGGATACTGCGTCCGCATCATCCGTGCCCATTGGGTAAGGGCGGTCTGGTGCTCGTCCTCTCTGCCCGTTGCCGGTTGGGCAGGCCGCCATACGGGTATACCCGCCCGGTTGAGTCTCTCGGTGTATTCGCTCATCTTTTCACCCTCCCTTTAGTTTCGTCGTTTCTCTGGTCTCTCGCCAGCATTATGCTTATATACGCGCCGCTGACAAAGCTGTTTGTCCTGACGCGCACATCCTGCTCCGGATCGTACAGGAAATATCCGGGGTAAGCCTTCAGCAGCTCCCGGGCTGCATATTTGTCATGCTGTATCGCCCTTACCGTACTGCGGGTCGCCTTGTGGTCATATACCTTGACAGTGGGCTGCTTGAGATTCTTGGAGCCCCACCATCTGCGCCGCCCCTTGGGGTTCTTCGAGAGATACTGTCCCATAGCCTCAAGGCCGTATTCGTTGGGCTGAAGGCGATCCGCGTTGGCATAGCCGAAGTGCCACAGGCTTTCACAGGTGTCGCGGTCTATGCCGCTTTCAAGGATGACGTGCAGATGAAGGCGCTTAGTGTTTTCCGTGCCCTCTTCCGCGACTATCATGTACTTGCCGGAGGCCAGCCCCGCCTTTTTCCTGCGCCGCTGCCATCTGGCTATGTAATTCCGTGCGTCCCGCTGTATCTCTTCCATGACAGGCAAGCGACCGTTCCTGCTTTCATAGGTCAACGTGACATGCAGGCCGCCTGCAGTTCCGGGGCCGAAATTTTCATTGACGAGCCGCACGAAGCGTTTGCGGCTGTTGCGCTCGTTGTATCTCTTCTGTGCCGCCCGGCTTTCCCTGAGCCTGGACGCCTTAACCCCGCACTTGGGCCGTGTATCCCAATATGGGTATACCTCCAGCTCCAATATATTGCCGCTGCGAATCTCCTTCACGCGATAACCTGACAGCTTTGGGGTGCTGCCTGGCGTACTCTGTTCTGCATCATAAAAGTCCGGGTCTGTTATGATCCACTTTGTTTTCCGTCCTTTGCCCATAGCTCGATACCTCCTGCTTATCCAACATCGGCATTTAGGGGCTGACAACCCCGGCCCACATAGTGGGCGCGGGCTGGCAATAGCATAATGGCGCTCGCTTATGTCAAGGGCTTTCGCGGCATAAAAGCCAACCTGCGGGCTGGCATTTATTCCACGGTCCCTTGACAACGCTTCACGCAATCGGGCGATGCTGCTATGGCCTTTTGCCGGGGACGGTACTTTGCTCAGGGTCTAACCCTAATGCAGTTGCCGCCACCCTATAAAGGAGAACCGGGTAATGCCGTACCCGGCAAAAGGTCATGCTCGGTTTCTTACTACTCATTACAAGCCCGAAAAGAGCTTGTCCGCCGCCTATTGGTATGCCTGCCCGATTCACCGGGCAGGCTTTAAGCTGTGCATATTCTCTTGTTTTTTGGGACTGCGGAAAATGAATATTTGCTCCACCCCGGCGCGCCCGCCGCACTCCATGAATTTATCCGCTTCCAATATGGGCAACTCCCGCCCATTTACCCTGACGCGGCAATCGCCGCGGTTCTGTCTGTACGCCTTCTCCGCTGCTTTCTTGTCAGTTGTGGTCAGCAGTACCGTCTCTTTTCCCGATCTGCGAATGAATACCTCATATGTGATAAGCGTTTTTTTCTTGCGCGCCATACCGCACTCCCTCCTCAGTCGTTGTGCGCAGCGGACACCAGCTCGGCCTTCCTCCGTACACACCTATCCGCTTCCCGGGTGTATATCCGCCCTTCGCCCTGCACAGCGCCTTGTCGCATTGGCTGTCCATACTATTTATATAGAAGGGACACTCCCGGCAGTTCTTTGGGATACGGCGCATTTGGGTCTTTATCACTATTGGCATGGCCTACACCTCCGTTCCCGCTATTACCGCCTGGCAGCAGCTTCGCGCCGCCGCCCGCATCTTTCCCGCTATTTCAGATGCGCCGGAATCCTCCGCCCTCGCTATGCACTCCAGCATTTTGTTAGCGCTGTCCTGCATACTCTCAAAATGCACCTTGAACACCGCCATATCCGAGTTTGCCATCGCCAGCCGGCGCCTCAGCTCTTCCGCCTGCTTGGTAAGCGCGGCCCGCTCCTGCTCCGCTATCTGGGCCGTCTGCTCGTATGCCGCTCTTTCCGCTTCCGCCTTCCTTATAGCCTCCGCCTTTTCTTCGGCGGCCTGCTTCGCCTTGGCCTCCGCTTCTTCTATCTGCTTTCTGAGTTTCTTTACTTCCGCCTCACGGGCCTTATCCGCCCCCTCCTTCCGGGCCGCTTCCAGCTCCTTCGGGTCCGCGCTCTGCGGCTTGTCCTCCAGCTCCCGCAGTTTGCCCTTAAGCTCCGCCACCACCGTAAGCGCGTTTTCCGCCCTGGCGGCCGCGTCGTGAAGCTCCTGCTGAGCTTTAGCCATATCGGTATCGTATACGCACTGCTGCTCGCTGAGCTGTTCTTCCATCTCCTGCCTGGCTGCCTTGGCTTCGTTCTCCCAGTAGTCCCGCTCTTTCTCCGCCGCCTTCTGCGCTTTTATGGCCTCGTCCAGCTGGCGGACCGACATATCCGCAACGTCATTTTGAGCTACAAATTCCTCGCGCTCGGCAGCAGGTAAAGTCAGCAGTTTCAAAGCTTTTTGCGAACCCAAAAGCGCAAACGTCTGCGTATTTGAGGAATACTCTTTGGCGAGCTGCATCATGGTCTGGGCGGTGCGCACGGATACGTCCACACGTTCCTTAAGGTAGTCCAGCCATTCGCCGTGATCCAGCTGGGCCTTGACCTCTATTAGCCGCTTGCCTATCTCGAGGATGGCCTCGCCCGCCTGGTTTTTGTACAGCAGTATTTCCGTGGTTATGGTATTGATGTCCCGCGGCATATCCGGGAGCAGTTCCTCATATTCAACGTCGATGATCTCTTTTGTTTCTTCCATCATGCCCTCCTTACGCTATCTTTTTCTTCTTTACCCCGCCCTTGGCTACCACTTCGGTAAGCCAACTGTTCACAAAGGCTTCGATACCCGCATCCTCTGTATAAGGCGCGTTGTTTTTCGTCCGGCACTGTATGAGTTTTTTGCCCTGCAGCTCCAAGGTATAATAGGGCCTGTCAGGTTCCTCCGCCAGCCGGATGAAAAATATCGCGGTTTTGCCCTCCGCCATGCGCAGGGCATAGCCGCCCACGCAGTGGTGCAGCGCCTGCCCCTCGGCTATCAATTCCTCCTGGGAGGCCGCCGGGCGTATGATGTATCCGCCGCTATCCCAGGCAAATTTTTGCAGCTTCTCCACGGCATGGGCAAATTGTTCCTGCACGATCCTATCTTTCTCATACCGTATCTGCATCGCCGTGGCGGCGTGGGATGCCCGCAGGTCGCGGGGAAACATCACCTGCTCGCTGTAGAGGTCCATGCGCAGCTGCTCGCACTCGCCTATGTAGTCCATATACAGCCGCTCAAGACCGTGCTGCACCGCCTCGGTCTGCTCCGCAAGGTATTTCAATATGCGGTGCAGCGTGGCATATTTTGTTGCGGGGGATATAGCCGCATAGTCAATGCCGAGATTCAGCATCTCAGATATGTCCCGCTCCGCGACCGCGCCATTTTGGCACAGCCGCCACAGGACGCCCGCCCGGCCTATATCCGTCATGTGCCATTCCCCCGGCTGCATCAGCTGAAGCAGGCGCAGCGGGAAGCGGAAGCATTCGCCGAGCTTATTGCGCTTCCAGCGTATCAGATCCCTTTCGCCGTTTCTCACCCCGTTTACCTTTTCAACTACCAGCCAGTAAAACCGCCGCTTTATGAGATATTCCATTACAGGGTAGCGGGCCCAGTCCAATAAATACTTAATGATGTTCACGCCCCGCCCGGCGGCGTCCCCCGCTTCGTAATACAGTTCCGGCGTGGCGTACTGGAGATGCGTTCCCGCAACCGCCGCAGGCAGGCTCGCGTCGTAGAATTTATAACAGCCATCGTATATATCGGATACATTTCTGTACCGTTTCCATTCTCCCAACGGCAAGCGTATGGCCTGCATACAGAAGTTTTCCTTATATTCGTGCTGCCACTTGGCAGTGTGCCGCTCACGGATAGCGTACCGTGCCACCTCCTGAAGCCATTCCTCCGGGCTCTCATATCGTGCGGAAGGGTCACGCTTTAAATGCCACAACCTTATAAATGTAGTCCTTCCGTCCGCGCCGAGTTGAGCCGCCGCAACATTATCCACAAATTCGGCCCTCCACGCCGCCCCGTCCTTCAGGAAGCAGTCCACCTTCGCCCCGCAGCTGGGGCATGTAGTAAGGTGGTATTGAGTGAACTTTCCTCTTACCTCTCTGCCGCAGGAATAACACAGGCCCCTGGTATTGCCACGCTTATATATGATGGTGTTGTCCCGGTCTATGACCTCCCGGCGCACCCAGCGTATAAAGCCTTCCGGCAGTTCTTCCGGACAAAGCTGCCAGTCGCAGTCAAGCAGTTCGCCACGCATTTCCATATCCCGCTGCTTCGCTGCAGCCTCGGTCTTCCTGATCCATGTATCGAGGTTATCGAGATAATGATTCTGCGTCACTTTGTCGCCCAGCCACGAGGCCAGCAGCTTTTCCTCCCGCTCAGATATATCGGGATAGCAGGTTGTCAGGTTTATTGCGGTGTTCTCCCGTATTGCCGCCGAACGGACGGGACGGCCGGATATTTTCATATATGCCACGCAGTCCTGCCGCTTCTTAGAGCAGACCATCCGCACCATTTCTTCCTTTATCTGCCGCCAGCACCGCTGCTCGATATTCCGCTGCAGCGTCACCACCAGCAGCCTTTCATGATCCACAACCGGCGTATTAACGATGACGCGCACGTTTAACAGCGCATTCTTGTTTTCATATGGCTCTGGCCACGGCATCTTCCTGATTTGCTTTGGTATCTTGAGCATGGCGTCTCCTTTAGAAGAAGTCGCCGAAATCTACGTTGACTATCTTACGACTCTGCGGCTCCGAAGCCGGTAGCGGGGTGACAGGCTCCATGCTGTCTATGCCGAAATACCTGTCCACAATGGCATATACCTCATCATCCCGCATTACGGCAACACTGCCCTGCTTGCGCGCTTTGGCAGCCTCCATTACCTTGTCCATAGCGTCCTTGAGGGTCCTGTCTTTTTTGAGCACCGCTTCTGCCGCCTCCACGTTGCCGCAGTGGTCTATTAAATGCTGTCCTATGGCTTCAAGGTACAGGTCGTCGGGCTTTGCCTGCATCTCGGTGTTAATTTTGATGATCGCTTCCTGTATAGCGTTCATATGCCTTACCTCATTTATTTCACTTTAAGTTTCTTGGCTCACGTTAAAGTTCTGGCTCCGGGTTATCCGGAGCTGCCCCTTGCTGGTGAGCTTTATCTTGGCGGTTATGCCGTCGCTGTCATCCACGGTTATGCGGTTCGCATCGCCGTCATATACCAGCGCAGCCGCCTCGTACACATAATCGCGCACGTTTTCATTCATCACCGCAAGCCCTGACTCTTTCGCCGGCGGCCCAAACAGCGCGTCAATTATCTCTCGCGCGTTTTCAAGCGTTATCTTCCGCATTGCCGCCGCATCCTCCCGCCGCTGTTCAGCTTCCGCATACTTCTTGCTGTCCAGGCAACCACAGAACCGTGAGGCCAAATAATCAGCATCCCTGTCCTTATGATTTTCGAAGCCGCGCAGCCACTGTACATTCACCATCTGCCCGCAAAAGCGGCATATGCCGGTCTCGCCGCCGGCTATATTGGGTTTTTCTTCCATGTTGCAGCCCTCCTTTTTCATATATCCATCACCCTGGCGATCCAGCGCAGGAAACGCCGAAAGCCACGGGAATGTTCGCTTAAAAATTCAAAGGCGCAGAACATCAGGCACATGCCCATGGGGTATGCCGCCAGCAGCAGAGCCACTTTCAGATATTCCATTGCCAATTCAAGGGTCATATGCGTTTCCTCCCCGCCTTTTTGCTGATGTGTTCCGTCCTTACATACAGGTTGATACTGCTGCTGTTGCCTTCGATACCGATTACCTCCGCATCCAGCAGCGGGCCTACGGTATCGTTCCGCCGGCGGGCGGTGTTCTCCCCCGGGGCAAGGTCCAGTACCATGCGCCCGAAGGGGGACTCATACAGCCGCACCCGCTGGGAGTTCATCAGGGTTATACGTGATATTACATCGCGTACCAACAGCATGGGCTTGTCCTCCTGTTCTGTCTGATACCCCGGGAGCTTGGGCCATCGGCAAATGCCCTCCTTCCCGGACGCACTGGGCCTGAATCCTATTTATGCTCGCCCAGCCGAGTTGCTAACGTGCATGGTTATTTGGAGCGTGTGATTATCAGCTGCAGTTGCCCAAGGGTATCACCTCCTGAGGGGGGGAAACTTCGGGATAAGGGCAGGAGCGGGCGGTCTATTTCGGCATCCTCAATAAATATCACTGAAAAGGAGATTCACAATGAAGCTTTCAGGCCTGTCCCGCGCAGGCCCAAGGGTTAGCGTTATTGCCCGCCCCTGTCCTTATCCCGAAGCGCCCGGCGTTACTCTGCGGCGCGGCGCGCCTGCTGCTGTGCAAGCTGGCGGCCCACCAGCTCGCCCATGGCCTTGAGTATGGCGTCAACCTCTTCCTTCGTCTTTACACAGTACTTATCGTCGATAATTATGTGGGTCTTGCCCTCGTAGTAGTCTTTAACGATCATTGTGCTGTCCTCCTGTCGTTTTGTCGTAATATGTTTATTCGGTGATATGCCGGGTTATATTTGTTGCCTATTTGGTGACTACACGGGCAAAAAAAATGCTATTGCTTCGGACACTGGTACATTTAACCCTTTTGCTATCGCATTCAGTTCCTCTATGTTCGGCATTTTCCCGTTGACTATCCTGTAAAGTTTTTGCCTGGTCCAGCCAAGACTTCGCGCAAAGTCCGCCTCGCTATCATACCTCGAGTAGATGATGCCGCGTAGGGTCATATTTTTCGCCATTCTTTTCCACTTCCTTTCTTGTCGCCCATCTGGTGACGCTTTTATATTATCATTATTTGCTCGTTTTGTCAACCATTTGGTGACTATGTTTTTGGCCATATTTTCCGTCTCTTTTTTGGTGACTTTGTATTGCATTTGGTGACTTTTTATGGTTTAATAGTATCAGTAAGGAGGATTTAAAAATGACATTCGGCGACAAGCTTAAAAAGTACCGCGAGGAGCACGGCATATCCCAAGAGCAGCTCGGGGCAATATTAGGCACCTCAAAGCAAGTTATAAGTCGATACGAAAAAGGTCAGCGCTCTCCGCAGCTCGATACTGTGCAAAGCTACGCCCGCAAGCTCGGTCTCCCCGTCGTGTATCTCGCAGACAATTCTTGCGACCGCATTATGGAGCAAGAGGATAATAGTCTTACTCCCATGCAAGACGCTCTTTGGAGGCGGATTTCAGGCATGTCTGACCGTAAGGCTGAGGCTCTGCTTGAGCTGCTAAAGCATCAAGAATGAGCAAAGTTTTGTACACGATTTCGTCAGGCATGTTTTTGACTTCATTATAAAGTTTTTCTTTTGCTGTCATATTTTCAACTCCAAACATTTGTTCTTTTTCAAATAATAACACATTAAAAATAAAAAGAAAGGGGAATTTTGCAATGTAGTACCGTTTTAAGTACTCCGCTCACTCAAGTTGCACTAATCGCGCCTCAAAATTGCCTCGGCGGCAGATAAAAAGTTATAGAAAGCCAAAATAGCGTGGAGGAAGTATTATGCAAGGTGATTTTTTAGCCATAGATGTTGAGACGGCAAATCGTTATCAGCGCGGCAGCATTTGTTCTTTCGCTGTAATCCATTGTCATGACGGCATACACGAAACGGTATTTTCCGAGTTGCTCAACCCGCAAATAGAAATAGACCCGTGTTTTACTCATATTCACGGAATTACCAACAGTATGGTTGCAGATAAGCCCAGTTTCGGGGATATATGGCCCATTGTTGCTCCTTTGTTGCAAAAATACCCAGTCGTGGCCCATAATGCCGCTTTTGATATAAGCTGTCTGGAACAAGCACAGGATAATTTCAGTTTTAGCCCAATAGACATAAGTTACATGTGTTCATTGCAGGCTTCCCGTATCGTTTATTATCACAAATTCAGTTCTTATTCTTTGGATTCTTTATGTGCTCATTTTAATATACCGTTAGAGCATCACAATGCCGCATCAGATGCCGTAGCTTGCGCGAAGCTCGTTGAAACCATGGCCGCTGAGCGTAACGCGAAGAATCTCGATGAATTTGCGCAGCGTTGTGGATTAGTACTAAAAAGTTCGCTGAATAACGGTTATGTTCCCGTGACGCAGGTTCCTATACAGCATGTATTCTGTGCGCCAGAATTTGAAAGTGCCGTCTGCGAAACGCTTTCGGGGAAAACTGTTGTTTTTACCGGTGCTTTTGCCAACATGGATCGCTCGGAAGCCGAGCATGCCGCTCAAGGATTCGGAGCTAATATAGGTAAAAACGTAACCAGAAAAACCGACATTCTCGTTGTCGGAATACAGGATTTGGTAAAAACAAAAGGATATGAAAAGAGTTCGAAGCACAGAAAGGCCGAAGAGCTGATCAGCGAAGGCCGGGACATTTTGATAATAGATGAATCAGAGTTTATGCGTTTGATAAATGAGGGTTAATTATGCCTTATTGTATGTATCTGCGTAAGAGCCGCAAGGATTTTGAGGCAGAAAGCGCCGGGCAGGGCGAAACTCTGGCGCGGCATAAAGCGGCGCTATTGGAAACTGCGCAGCGGCTACACCTCGCCGTGAGCGAGATATACCAGGAGATCGTCAGCGGCGACAGCATAGCGGCCCGCCCGGAGATGCAGCGTCTTCTCGCCGACGTAGAGACCGGCAAATGGGACGGCGTACTGGTCATGGAGGTGGAGCGCCTCGCCCGTGGTGATACTATGGATCAGGGGCAGGTGCAGCGGACGTTTGTGTATACCGGTACAAAAATCATCACGCCCACGCGGACATATGACCCTTCGGACCCTGCCGATGCAGAATACTTTGAATTTGGTCTGTTTATGTCCCGCCGCGAGTACCAGACCATAAATCGCCGCCTGCTGGCAGGCCGGGAGCGGGCCGTCCGCGAGGGCAAATGGCCCCAGGGACATGCGCCGTATGGATACAGGGCTGTCAAGGTGCCCAAGGGCAAAGGGTACATGTTGGAGATCGTACCCGAGGAGGCAGAGATCGTCAAATCCATATTTAGCTGGTACGTCAACGGGGCGGAGTATAACGGTGCTTTTTTGCGTGTCGGTGCGCGCAGAATATCCACCATGCTTAACTCTATGGGGTTGACTACACAGGCGGGCAATCTCTGGTCAGCGCCCGCGGTGCGGGTTATCCTTAAAAACCACGCCTACATTGGCAAGGTCACGTGGTATAAGCAGACATTGCGCAAGAGTATGAGCAACGGTGCCGTCGTTAAAAAGCTGGAGCGCACGCCGGAGCGCACGCTCATCTGCGACGGGCTGCACGAGGCCATCATATCAGAGGAGCTTTTCGAGGCGGCACAGGCGCGGCTGTCGGCGGACAGCACCGGCCCCGCCACCAAGGGGCCTTTGCAGAACCCACTTGCCGGGCTGCTGTACTGTGGGTTATGTGGGTGCGTCATGGCACGGCAGCACGAAAAAGGCAAGCCGTCATATTACGTGTGCCGCAATCCCCTCTGCAGGTGCCGCGGCAGCAAACTTGAGGTTGTAGAGCAGCGCGTGGTGGCCACACTGGCGCTCTGGCTGGCGGGCTATGAGATCACTGCCAAGGCCCAGGCGCAGACCGTTGACATAGGCGCCCTGCAGTCCGCGCTGGACGGAGCACAGCGGGAGTTGCTGGCCTACCAGCAGCAGCAGACGCGGCTATATGACTTGCTGGAGCGGGGCATATATACAGAGCAGGTGTTTTTGCAGCGGCAAGCGGCCATAACCGGCGAGGTGCAGCGGCTTCAGGCGGCAGTGGCCGACACGGAGGCGGCAATAGCCAAGGCCGTGCGCATAAATGCCTCCGCCCGCGAGATTGTGCCCGCCGTCCATGCCGTCCTGGATGCCTACCCCACCTACACGACAGCACAGGAAAAAAACGACGCGCTGCGCATGGTGTTGTCCCGCGTGGAGTACACCCGCACCGTTGGCGGGTTTGGCTCAGATCCGCAGGATTTTGAGGTTAAGATTTTCCCCAGGCTGCCTGAGCCTGTAGAGTAGTATAACCACGGTGTATAGCATTGGTGGTGGATCATAATCCTCTTGCTGATCCTCGGCTGGGGCAATAATGGTTGT